CATGAAGAAACTGGCGATCGCTGCCGCAATGATGCTGCTTGGTGCTAACGCTCATGCGGCCTGCACTTCCCACACATACATCGTCAATGGCAAGACGGTGACCTGTATGACCTGTTGCTACGGAGAAGGTCAGTTCAGGACTTGCACAACTACTTGCAACTGATGTAAAGTGATGCGAAACCCGGCTAGGGAAGGAGTAGCTACCTTCCTGAAAAGCGTTAGACCCCGCCTGCCGATGGTTTCCTTTAGGGTCTGCAAAAGGGTCTGTATGCACTATTACCAGTTCCATATTGGCGACTACGCCAGCCACACGCGCCATCTGAGTCTCATCGAGGACTTGGCATATAGGCGGCTGCTGGACTTTTACTACCTCCACGAAGAGCCGATAAGACAGCGAGAGATCGCTCGCCAGATCGGGATGCGAGAACACGAGCAAGAGGTTCTCTCTGTTCTTGAGGAGTTCTTTGTCTCCACGGAGTTCGGATATCTGAACCCGCGCGCTGACAGAGAGATAGAACACTACCACTCAAAAATTGAGCAGGCTTCACGGGCTGGGAAAGCATCCGCTGAACGTCGGCTCAACGCCCGTTCAACCGACCGTTCAACGGACGTTCAACCAACCATAAACCAAGAACCATTAACCAAGAACCATATACAAGAAGCTAACGCTTCTTTGTCGGGAACGGGGTTCCCGCCTTGTCCACACGGCAAGATTTTGGAGCTTTGGAAAACGCATCTCCCTCATCTGTCGCAGCCGAGAACCTGGGAAGGCGCTCGCCAGGCGGCCCTGCGAAGTCGATGGAACCAAGCCTCGAAGAAGTCATCCTGGTCGGATGGTTACGGCACAACCGATGATGGGCTGAGGTGGTGGGACTCGTTCCTGAGCTACATCGCCAGTGACACCAAGCTGTCTAACGGATTCGAGAGCAACGGGAGGGTGTGGCATCCCGATCTGCCGTGGATTCTCAATGCCACGAACTTTGCAAAAATCATTGATGGGAAGTATCAAAAATGACCTTCAGAAAAGCTGATGTTCCGCAAGAGATGGACGATTACAAGCGTTTGATGTGTTCCTATCCGAACTGTCAGAACCGCTGGACTGTTTCTATCGAAAGCCCTAAGTGTTCATTTCACCAATGGGGTACGACTCAGTACAAAGAGAAGAAAGAGCGAAGTGAATGAGCTGGCTACTGAGTCGGGCCTTCGTGAACTCGCTCTCTTCGCCGGAGCAGGTGGAGGAATACTTGGGGGAAAGCTCCTCGGATGGCGAACCGTCTGCGCCGTCGAATGGGAACCCTACCCCGCAAGCGTACTGTGCGCCCGACAAAACGACGGTCTTCTCCCGCCTTTCCCGATTTGGGATGACGTTCAAACCTTTGACGGAAGACCGTGGAGAGGCATTGTTGATGTCGTATCTGGCGGCTTTCCCTGCCAGGACATCTCCGCAGCAGGAGCCGGGGCCGGAATCGACGGCGAGCGATCAGGAATGTGGCGAGAAATGGCGCGCATCATTCGCGAAGTACGACCCCGATACGTCTTCGTGGAAAACTCACCAATGCTCACTTCTCGGGGACTTGGACGAGTTCTCGGAGACTTGGCCTCAATGGGGTTTGATGCGCGATGGGGAGTGCTGGGAGCTTCGGACGTCGGCGCACCGCACCAACGGGAAAGAATCTGGATTGTGGCCAACACCCATGAAGTCCGACTCGGTGGGAAGACGGCCAAGCAAAGGATGGAGAGGGGATTCAGACCTTCCATCGGTTGTGTGGAGGCGCAATGGTGGGACAGAGAACCCGAACAAACCCCCCGCGAAGTTGAACGCGAGATGGGTGGAATGGTTAATGGGTTGGCCTCTAGGATGGACGAGATTGCAGCCCTTGGAAATGGACAAGTCCCACTCTGTGCCGCAACAGCCTGGAGATATTTAAGTGAATTACTTTGAAGCCGTAAAACTTCTCAACGAGGTTAAAGATGGAGTCAATCACAGCACAGAGTCAATCACCTACGCCCTCTTCCTCACAGGAGACATTTCGGATGGAATGCGAGGCGAAACATTGGGTCAAGACATTCAATGCAATGAAAGCCGATCATGGTCTGATTACTGCCTCGGCGTGGTGGGGGCAAACAATCCGAGACATTGAAAAGAGGCGAGGCCCAAAAGCTGCCCAAGAACTCCGCGACGCAATGAATAGGTTGAAGAAATGACATTCATAGTTGTCTTTACCGTCGAAGGAATCCCTCAAGGCAAGGGAAGACCAAGGTTCCGAAGGGCCGGAAACTTCGTCCAAACTTACACCGACGCTAAGACAAAGAGCTATGAAGCAACCATCCGAGACGCATCTGCTCGCGCAATGGGGTCAGCAAGCCCCCTAGAAAGCCCTGTGAGCGTCGATCTCTACATCAGAGTACCTTGCCCTTCATCTTTCTCCAAACGCCGCCAGAACGAGTGCTTTGAAGGAAGGGAGAGGCCGACGAAGAAGCCTGACATCGATAACATAATCAAGGCATATCTTGACGGAATGAATGGAATTGTATATTTGGACGATACACAAGTGGTCAGAGTATCCGCGAAGAAGGTTTACTCAATGGTTGCTGGTGTTGATGTTTGTGTAAGAGAGGAAATACTGTGAGTTATTCGATTCTTGAGCTGGATATTATTCGGTGGGCCGAGGCTCGCAAGATCATTCCAAACAGCACAACCGAGAAACAACTTCTCAAGTGCATGGAAGAACTTGGCGAATTGGTATCCGCGACATTAAAAGGAAATAAAGAGGCTCAGATTGACGGATTCGGTGATGTTCTTGTCACTCTTATCTTGGCGGCAGACCTGGCTGGGCTTGATCTGATTACCTGTCTAAACAGGGCATATGAAGAGATAAAAGATCGGAAAGGAACACTCCATGCAAATGGAATATTTGTCCGAGAGTGAGATATTCATCTCCATAGCGATCATCGCGGTACTCCTCAAGACGATAGAGAGACTCATCAAGTGAACGCCCACGCCGCCATCGACTTCATCATCAGGAACTCAGGCGACTACGCAAAGGCCAAGGCCCAGCGGGTGCTACTTGAGGAATGGAGGAAATCAAAGAAAGCTCTGCTGATGAAGGAGGCGATGCTTAAATTTGAGGCAGTCAACGCCCAAGAAAGGGAGGCGTACTCACATCCTGAGTATCAAGAGCTTCTGAAGGGACTGGCGGCGGCGATAGAGGTCGAGGAAGAACTGAAGTGGAAGCTGGAGGCCGCAAGGATGAGGACTGATGTCTGGCGCACAGAGCAAGCAACCGCTCGAGCAGAAGGACGGGCTACAGAATGATCCCGAAGCACACCTACATCCGAAGCCCCAAACTCCTTAGAGCTGTCGCAGAGTTGTCCTGTCAATGCTGTGGCCACCCGAACTCCCAAGCAGCTCACTCCAACTGGACGGGCGGGAAGGGAAAGGGAGTGAAGGCAGACGACAACCACATAGCCGCCTTATGCCTCAAGTGCCATTGGGAGATCGACCAGGGCAACAAGATGACCAAAGAGGAGAGGAAAGAGAAGTGGCTTGCTGCTCACCGCAGGACAGTCCAGGCTCTACAGGGTCAGGGAAAATGGCCTATTGACATTCCGATTCCCGATATAGAATTGTGATGCCCCTTAATCCGCAGTTGCCGGGGTGGGGCCATAGTGCCCCTTTTTTTCTGGAGCGATGATGAAAAAGAAGACTGTGGAAGAGATGCAAAAGTATCTCAATCAGAACAAGCGCAAGTACCATCAAACGAAGCCCATGAAGGCTTACAAGATGGCAGACGAGTTCGGAAAGGGCTATGAAGCCATTGAGATGCAGAAGGCGATGAAGAAGTGAAGTGCCCTATCGCCACCCAGGACACAGAGGTCAACCTCAAGAACCGTAACCACGCCTTCGAGGAGTACGGCTACGGGCCTGCAAATCCCGAAAACCCGGGTGATTTCTGGGACGAACGCGCAGAGGAATGGAACACCACTCCCGAGATCGCTCAGTCGATGAGGTGCGGGAACTGTGCTGCTTTCATTCAAACGCCAGAGATGATGGGCTGCATCACCGGAGGAATCCAACAGGAAGAATCCGACGATGAGACCTATGCTCCCGAGGTTGTCGATGCGGCTGATCTGGGTTACTGTGAACTGTTCGAGTTCAAGTGTGCGGCAGACCGAACCTGTAGCGCATGGCTGACGGGTGGCCCGATCACCAAGATGACCACGAAGCGCAAGCAGATGCTTCAAATGGCAAAGTACAACGCACGAAAGGGCGAGTATGAAGACGAAAGCGGAGAAGAAGATTTCGAAGGTGATGACTGAGTACGGCAAGGGCAAGCTCAAGAGCAGCTCTGGCAGCAAGGTCACCAACCCGAAGCAGGCGATCGCAATAGCATTATCCGAAAGTCGCAGGGTGAAAAAGAAATGAAAAAACCAGGATCACCCGGACTCTATGCAGCAATTCACGCCAAGCGTGAGCGCATCGAGCGCCAGAAGGCCGCGGGCAAGACTCCTGAGCGGATGAGAAAGCCTGGAACCAAGGGAGCGCCGACTGCTGCTGCTTTCAAGGCTGCTGCTAAGACGGCAAAGAAATGAGCGCCGCCTGGTCTCGCAAAGAGGGTAAGAACCCCAAGGGTGGCCTCAATGAAAAGGGCCGAAAGTCCTATGAGCGGGAAAACCCTGGTTCTAACCTAAAGCCCCCGGTAAAAAGTGGGGATAACCCTAGACGCGCATCTTTCTTGGCAAGGATGGGCAATATGCCGGGGCCAGAGTACAAGAACGGCGAACCCACAAGACTTCTCCTGAGCCTAAAGGCATGGGGAGCAAACAGTAAGGCCGATGCCAAAGCAAAGGCAAAGGCAATATCCGAACGAAACAAAAAGAAGTAATAATTCTTACGCAACCGTAAACTTTTTTACCCCGATGGCCCGAAAGGAGTCGGATTGAACATCGAAAAGATCGACATCTCCGTGTTAATCCCATACGCACGGAACGCAAGAACCCACAGCGACGAGCAGATCGCCCAGATCGCCGGAAGCATCAAAGAGTTTGGGTTCAACAACCCTGTCCTGATCGACAAGGACAACGGGGTTATAGCGGGGCATGGGAGACTGGCTGCGGCAAGGAAGCTGGGCCTCAAGGAAGTCCCCTGCATCCGTCTAGAGCATCTCACCGAGACCCAGAGGAAAGCCTACATCCTGGCAGATAACAGGATCGCCCTAAATTCAGGGTGGGAGGCCGAACTTCTAAGCCTGGAGCTAAGTGAGCTTCTGGATGGCGGGGTCAACCTGGAAAGCCTAGGTTTCGACGCAGACGAGATCGACGCCCTGCTGAACAAGATAGAACCGACAGAAGGGCTGACGGACGAGGACGCAACGCCGGAAGTTCCAGAGGAGCCAGTCACAAAGCCTGGGGATGTTTGGATTCTCGGCAAGCATCGTCTGATGTGCGGGGATTCCACGAGTATCCAGGCGCTCGAGGCTCTTTGTCAGGATCAGGCTGTGGATATGTGGCTGACCGATCCACCTTATAACGTTGCTTACGAGGGCAAGACAAAGGACGCGCTGAAAATTCAAAACGACTCAATGGATGACGAGCAGTTTCGTCAGTTCCTGCGAGACAGTTATGTCGCCGCCGATGCCGTTATGAAGCCAGGTGCAGTGTTCTATATCTGGCACGCAGACTCGGAAGGCTATAACTTCAGAGGCGCGGCCCAAGATGCCGGATGGAAGGTTCGCCAATGCCTTATCTGGAAGAAGCAAACAATGGTTATGGGTCGCCAGGACTACCATTGGAAGCACGAGCCATGCCTTTATGGATGGAAGGATGGTGCAGGACACCTCTGGGCGGCAGATCGGAAACAAACAACCATCCTGGAGTTTGACCGACCGTCTCGAAACGCAGAGCATCCAACAATGAAGCCTGTGGCGCTGTTTGAGTATCAAATGCTCAACAATACCAAAGGCGGCGACATTGTCCTTGATAGCTTTGGTGGATCAGGGACAACCCTAATCGCGGCAGAGAAGAATGGACGCATCGCCAGATTGATGGAACTTGACCCAAAGTATTGCGATGTCATAGTAAAACGCTGGCAGGACTTCACAGGCAAGCAAGCAACACTAGAGGCAACAGGCCAAACCTATAGCGAACTTACTGATAAATCGGAGATACAAAATGGGTAGTGGTAACCCTCATAAGCCAACCGAAGAGAATCGTAAGGTTGTCAAGATGCTGAGTGCAGTAGGTACTCGGTATGAGGACATCGCTGCCAAGCTAGAAATCACCGATGACACCCTTCGCAAGCATTACAGGAAAGAACTGGACGAGGGCCGGATTGAGGCCAATGCTTCTGTGGCGCAGACTTTGTATCAGCAAGCCAAGAACGGAAACACCACGGCGGCCATCTTCTGGCTCAAGACCCGCGCCCAATGGCGGGAGAATGACCGACTCGAGGTGACGGGGGCAAATGGAAACCCGCTGGAGATGGTGATCTCATGGGCAAACGAGAAATCGTAATCCCGTACTCTCCTCGAGAGCCACAACTCGCCATCCATCAGATGATGCGGGACAACCGCTTTGGGGTGGTGGTGGCTCACCGACGCATGGGGAAGACCGTCGCCGCTCTGAACCACATCATTCGGGATGCGGTTGAGAACCGTAAAGAGGCTCCTCGGTATGCTTATATCGCTCCGACCTATGGTCAGGCAAAGCGAGTGGCCTGGGACTATCTGCTGAAGTACACAGAACCTCTGGGCGCGACCCCGAACATCTCGGAACTCCGCACGGACTTCTGGGGACGCAGAATCCAGCTCTATGGATCAGACAATCCCGACTCCCTCCGAGGCCAATACTTCGATGGCGTCATCATTGACGAGATTGCCGATCAAGACCCTCGAATTTGGACTGACATTGTTCGTCCTGCGCTGTCAGACAGGCTGGGATGGGCGCTGTTCCTCGGAACCCCGAAGGGATCAAACCACTTCAAAGACCTGAGAGACCAGGCCGAGGAAGAGGAAGACTGGGGCTTGCTGGAGTTCAAAGCCTCCCAGACCCACCTTATTCCCGAGTCGGAACTGCACGCCGCTAGGCGTGAGATGGGGCAGGACAAGTACAACCAGGAGTTCGAATGCTCCTTCCATGCCGCTGTCGAGGGTTCTTACTACGGGGCGCTGATAAACGACCTGGAGGAGAAGGGCAGGCTCACGAACATTGACCGGGACGATCTGACCCGGACATTCACCGCTTGGGACTTGGGGATGTCTGACACCACCGCCATTTGGGTGGTTCAGGTGGTCGGGCAAGAGTACCGGGTGATGGATTTCGTGGAAAACCACGGCCAAGGGCTAGATTGGTATGTGAACTGGCTCAAAGAGAATAAGTGGCATACAGCCGAACACATCTTGCCTCATGACGTAGAAGTGCGAG